GATAGTTTTGCAACCTTTAATGCCATTGGCGGCAGATTCTTGCGAATTGAATCCAATCGCATTGTTGCAAAATCATCACGCAGATCAGCCTTGGATGCCTTTTTCATTTCGGCAAAATCAGTTACTTCAATTTCATCGCTGACATTTTCAATCAGATCAACGCAGGCTTCCTGCTCCTCTAGGTACAAATGGTAGGAGCCATCATTGGAAATAAAGATTCTAAAAATCTCACTCCAATTGCTACTCATTTGCTTAGCGCCTTTTTCATCTTGGCCCTGTTTTTCTCAGCCTTCTTTACCTGCCCTGCCCAATCATCGGTGCCATTGGTCAGGATTGTGGCAAGAGATGCCCCTACTAGGGCTAAACCCGCTGCACCAATCACTATTGCTATTTCCATTCCTTACCCCCTTTTAAGCGCCCAGGTTTGGGCTTAGGCGTAAGTGTGGCACACATAACTGACTTTTGCGGGTGAGGTAGCCCCGACACGCCAAAGGTCAGATTTACAGGTACTTGACCAGATAGCCAATTGTCTATACATTTATCTTATTGGGATACACCAGGTACCCAATAAAAGGAAGGCACCAAATGAATACAGTAATAGATGTAAGCAATATAAACGAAATTGTTTTAACAAACAATGGAGTAGTAGTTGGTCATATACAAATGAAAAGACTTAACTCAGATATTGAGTTTAAAGGTCAGGCAGTTAATTTCCGAACAAGATTTAGTGTACTTAATGCAAATTATGATCCAAGTTCTAATACAAACAATGGATTTAGTTGCGGATTTTCAATTGATAAATCAAATGCAGATGATGTAAAAATTGACAATTATCTAAAAAATTCATTAGTTAAAACAGGTAACTAATGCAACGCTCTAAAAGGTATCTGCAAGTTCGCAAAGTAGCCAGGATAAGTTTCTGGCTGCTAATGCTGGCCACGATTTATTTCTTGGCAACTCATATTAATTACACTGGCGACGGCTACTGCTTCGGTTCAATGGATAGTTGTTACCTAAAGGAAGGTAAGTAAAATGAAACAAAAGGATTTTTCTTTTATGGATTTTTATGATGAAATCATTGAGCAAAAATGCCAGAAAAACATTATGAACCCATGTGGCAATCAAGCAGTTACTGCTTTAATTGTTAGGCATGGTTATTTACCAATTTGCAATGAATGTTTAAAGGAAGGTAAGTAAATGAAAAACTGCATGATGTGTGAAAACCCTAGCGGTAACTTAGTTCGCCGCTGGTATCAATATGACAATGGCGAACAGTTCCAATGCCTAGTTTGCCCAAAGTGCGATGTTTTGCATTCCAATATGATGATGAAAGGGAGGTGAAATGATGGGCGCAATGAAAGCATTATTTACAGAAATGCAGATGGATATGTTGGCATCAGCCGAGGTTCTAGTTGCTGCTAGCAATAGCAGCGATCCTGATGAAATGAGCAGGGCTATCTATCTAAGTATGAAAGTTTTAAATCCGCATCTAAAAACACTATTAGGAGAGTAATGGCTACGAAACCGCAACGATCAGTAAGAATTGCAGATGCAATTTGGAACAAGGTAAGAATCAAGGCAGCAGCGGAGGGCAAAACCGCCTCTGAGGTAATCAATGATTATTTAAAGGATTACATCAAGTGAGAATCCTTTGGATGGTTTTGACGGTGCTGGTGGCGATTGGCAAAGGCAGGCGAGTGCTGCCTTGGGCGATCCTGGGCTTTATGGGAGGTTGGGTGGCCTTGGGCATAGTTTGCCTCAGCCGCCAGCGCCCCCTGCGCTCAGTACCCCCTTGGATGCTTAATTTGGGCTATAAGAGCCAGGCTAAGCGGGCGGTTGCGGGGATCGACACGCCGAAGGACATTTTGGGATAGGTACTTGACTAGATAGACAAATGTCTATACATTTATCTTATTGGGATACACCAGGTAGCCCACAAAAGGAAGGCAAGAAAATGACAAACAAAGTAACAGCAGATCAGAAGTTAGCATTTGTAAATAAAATAATTGGTTCAGATGTTTTTAATTCATCTGATGTTGCAGCAGTTGCAATACTTCAACAATTAATTGATAGTGCTAAAAAAGAAATTGCTACTCAAAATGTTGAGAAGTTAGATAAGCAATTACGCCAAGAGGGAAAAACAATTGCTAACAAAACTAAAATAGTAAAGATGGCAATTGCTCAATTAAACTTTGATTCAGATACAGTTTTTGGCGCTTATGCTAGAGAGTTGGGAGTTAAACTTTAAAAAAGAAAAAAATCCCTACCTCCGCCGACGGCTGGCGAGGTAGGGATTTTTTATTGGGCTAGCGCTTGCGCTATACCCTGCTCCAAAGAAATCTTTGGCTCATAAATCATATTCATAAATCTTGGATTACCAACACGATACTCAACGCCAACTGGCGCAGTTATATCAGTTTTGATTGGTGCTAAATATCCAGCAGATAACATAACCATTTCTGCTAAATCAATAAAAGAGGTTGCCCTACCAGAGCAGATATTCATAACTTCAACACCATTAAGAATGGCTGCAAAAGTTGCTTGAACTACATCGTCAATATGTACAAAATCTCTTACCTGCTGACCTGATCCCCATATTTTAAATGGTGATGCTTTTGCCTTAGCCCTAGCAATAAATGATGGGAATGGATAATCTAAAGATTGATCAGCGCCATATCCTGAAAATGGGCGAAGGATACTTACCTTCAAGCCTTCATCTCTAGCGTACTGCGCTAGCATCTCGCCAGTTAATTTACTCCAACCATAAGTTTGATCGGGAGTTCTAATGTGTTCTAAATTTATATCTTGCTCAGATAACTTTGCTTTAAATCTTGCTCGCTGCAACATAATTGGATAAGCAGCGGAGGATGAGAAATAAACTATTCGCCCAGGGCGGGTTCTAAGCGCCCATTGGAAAAGATCAGAATCAATCGCCAGGTCAGTGGCAACTGCCAAAGGATTACCTTCAATGGTGGCTCTGCCACCGACAACGGCGGCTAAGTGGATTACAACATCAAAGTAAGTGTTATCGGCTGCAAAGAATTTGCGAGCATCGATGCCTGATTTAATATCAAAGCCAACTACTTCATTATTCTTTGTGTCTAGCGCTCTATGAAAGGCTCTACCTACAAAACCTTCATCACCTGTAATTAGGATTTTCATTTAAGTTTAGTTAGCAGCGTTTGGTATTGATCGCTGGTAATGTAATTATCATAGGCAACTTTATCGGCTGAATAAACTTCAGGAGCGTTTACCCTGGCGTAATTCTCATCCATCGGTGCCTTACCATTAAAGGCGTGGCAATGCTCAATGATTACATCAGGTAGGTATTTGATCTTGCCTAAATCCTGCCCAAGTTTTAGCCAGAAGTTATCTAGGTATAAATGGCGCTGAGTATCAGGAACCATTCCTCGCAAGGCTTCTACAATCTCACCCGACATCGCAACCGCAGTTGGTAGGGCTGAGCCTTGGAATAGATCGTTGCCATAAACAATATCTGAGCCTGTATAAAGTTCCTCAACAAACTTCTCATCCCAGTTAGCAGTTCTTGGGCGGTGATCATCACCCATAAATGCAAAGTTATCAAACTCGCCTATAAATTGGCGGGCGATGTAATTTAGTGGATAAGCCATCCCACCAGTTTCATTATGAATCATAATTACAGATTCAACTGGCAGTTTCCAGGAATACTCACTTCGAGTTTCATCATTAAAATCTACTATGTAAAATCTTACAGCCTTTGTATTTGTATCTACAAAAGCCTGTTCTAAAGCAACGGCATTATCAGGCCGCCCCCTAGTTGGAATAAGAACTATTAAATCACTATCCACCATTTGCTAACTCCCCCGCAATCGCAAAATAAGCAGCGCCATCAATGTAATTATCTGCCTTATAGGTTTCCATTGATCTTGCTACTTTGATCAGTGCGCAAATCATAGCGCCTTGCTCTGGTGTTATCTCGCAATCGAGATAAGCAGATAGAAGCCTGCTGATACGATTAAAGTTAATAGCAGGCGTTCCATAATCATCTTGCCTGTCGGCGTAAGTGAGCGCTTTAGCCTCATCTAAAATTTTCCCCCGATTCATTTATTTACTTAGAACCTATGCCGTATTCTTGTTCTGTCTTATCAGCCCATTTAGCCAATGGAGCAGCCAAACCGCCAATCAAGATTGCATATTGAGGAGCAAGATCAGCAGCGAGTGCAATTCCCATTGTTACCGCTGATGCTAGAACTGCTCTTGCATAAGATTTAAAAGCAGCAATTGTTTTAGGGTCTTTTAATTTAGCAGTTAATTTATTCATATTTATCCTTTAAGGGCGAACTACGCCCATTATCAGGGAGTAGGAGCGTTTCCTAAGATACACACCATCTCCATTTGATTGGCTTCCTACATTACCACTTGAGGTATTACCTTCGATAACTTGCAGGTATTTTAGCGCAGTGTTGTTCCACTTTACGATTCCGACATGATCAGGCTCAATATCCTTATCAAACTGGAAAAATACAATATCGCCAGCCTGAGCCTGACCTATTGGAATTACTTTGTTTTTCTTAGCAAACCATTTTAAGCCCGCATCGCAAGAGGCAAACCCCTTCTTGCTTTGTGCTGCAATATTAGATATTAAACCAGCCTCATTAAAACACCAGGAAACAAAGGTAGCGCACCAAGGTTGATTATTAGCGCCATACCATTTACCAAAAATAGTATTGTTGTTGCCACTCTCTTTATAGCCAATTTGTGCTTTGGCTATCGCAACTACTTTACTCATAACACCCCTTTTATTTTTTGACTAATAATCTGTAAATTTCATCTATCCTGGCTTCTAGCCGATCAACTTGGCAGGTTATACTATCAATGCGATCCCGAACCGAGTTTCCACCATTGGGTTTAAGTTCGGAAAGATAACTCTTAACTA